ATGATTGACAATGGTGATGCTTTAGCAGTAGTTGTGTTTAAGCTATCTCCGCTTGCACGAGGAACAGCAACGATTGAGTTACCGCTTGTACCACTATTAAAGTCAGCAGCGTCTACTTGCATAGATGCTAATAACTCGTTAGTAGCAGCAGTAGATACAGCAACTGAACCATTTACGGTTGTGTTAACTGCATTTGCTGTGCCATGCAATGCTGATTGTTTGTAACCTGACAAGTAACCAAGAACGTCTTGGTCAAATTGGTCAGCCAAACGGTAAGCAGCACGATCACTTGCAAGGTCTTGAAAGTTGACGTGTGAATGTGCTTCCTCAATGTCATCAACTTTAAATGCAAAGTAATTTGCTTTGTCAATGGTCAATGAAAAATCTTCGTCATCAAGATCTTGAGGTGTAATAGTTGTACCTCGTGCGTACTCTTTCACGGTGATTTCTGGTTCTTTGATAATTTTTACAGAATCCCCCATGTTAGCAATTTCTCCGAAATAGTCGGAGTTTGTTACAGCTCCTACAACTGATGCTTTGCGGAACGCAAGTTGCACCTGTTTGCTGTATATGACTGGTGAGAAGTTACCGTTAGGTAAGTTACCATACCCAGCCGCAGTTGAAAATGCCATTTTAATTCTCCTTTGGATTTTCTACAGATGCAAACGAAACAAGTATTCATGTAGTGGCTAAATCTTATAGGGTGCATTTTAGTAAAAGTTGGCCGACTTCTACATCAATGGGCCAAAAGACTTTAGGTAGTCTATATTATTATTGCTGTTTGCTATTATTAAGTTGCGTAGGTAATCTTTACAGAGGCTACGCAACTACATTGTACATATAGTTATACACAATTGTATAAATATGTCAATACCTTTTTAACGAGCAGAACCAGAAACATCATAAACAAACTTACCTGTGCGTATAGCTTCCATGATTGCATCTGCATTTTTCTCGTATTGCTGTGCAGACATTTTTTGCACAACGGATTCTTTTATTAAACCTGACTGTTCTCCAGACGGTTCAGATCTAGTGTTTGTTTTAGATATAGCTTTAGCTGCATCTTTAGAACTACTAGACTTTTTAGTTTTAATGCCTTTGTCTGCTTTATATAAATCTACAGCTCTTGATGCTGCTCTTGCATCATCATCATTTTCGTATAAGGCATCTTGTATCCACTTAGGTTGTTCTTCTGCCCACTCGTGAAACTCATCACTATCTCTTATATCAGCAAAGTCAGGATGTGCAGCCATTAATTCTATTTCTGCTTTATCTCTGTTTGCCTTATCTCGCATCTCGTCTATTTCTTTTACACGAGCTTCTAAGCCAGATGCTTGTTCTTTTGCTTTTTTAATTGCTATAGTTTCTACTATGGCTGCAACGTCAGGGTATTTACTTGCCCAAGCTTCTATGTCTTCATCAGACTTAGGTAGTTTTATCTCTTGTTTAGTAGACTGCTCTAATTGTTTTTGTAAAACATTTATTTTATCTACGTGTTCTTGTAGTTGTTTTTGTGAATGTCTACGTAAGTCACCATATCTTTTCTTAAAACTTTTTTCTTCAGCATTTGCAGGTTCTGCTTCTGCTTGTTCTTCTGTTTTAGCTTCACCCTTTTGTTCTGCAACTAGTGCTGCCAGTTCTTCTTCTTCTTTTTTTATTCTATCTTCATTTGAATATTTGCGACTTGCAAATGCTACTTTTTCTTGCGGCTTTACTTCTTCTGCCATTATTGTATCAGACATTACTGTCTCCTTTTACTGGGGCCACCGTAGCCTATGTTGGTAGGGGGATGAGTAGCCAGTCGTATTTAGCTATTTTTTAGATGCAGCTAAACCACCTTTCTTCATTTTACGTGTAGGTTTCTTTTTAGATTTTTTTGCGGCTAGGCCACCTTTGTTAAATGGGCCAGACATATCTCCACTTACTGCACCAGAACCAGAGCCGCTACCGTCATTATTGCCACCACGATTACCTGGCCCATCATAACCAATGCCAGTAAACTCATTAAAATCTTCATCTTCATTAGGGGTAATAGAAGTATTAGAAGTATTCATATCTCCAAAAGCAGTTTCTCTACTTGTCATAGCTTTTTCATCTGCTATAGCTTTAGTTTGTCCTGTTATATCACCAAAACCTAAATCTTGATCCATAATTTGAGATACATCTTCATTTACATCGACAATACCATCACCATCTGTATCACTCTGATAACCTTTTGCTGCGTCTACAAAACTACTAGCTAAAGTATTAAACTCTGTTGTGTTTTCCATTCCTTGATTAATCATGTCATTAAGACTATCAACTGCTCTATTAAGTGCTGTAGCTCTAGTATCATCACCCATTATTTTTTTATCTAAGGCTTTAATAGCTTTTACAATACCAAATTTACTAATTATATTTTCTATAAATGTAGGTTTAGCTCCTGCTAATAATTCTAACTCTCTACTTAATGCTGATCGTAAACTTTGCTCACTACCTACAGAACCTGGAACCATTCCTAATGCATCTAACTCACCACCATAATCAGGCGTTTCTACATACTCTGGTGAAGTTTCTGTTGTTTCACTTGTACCTGTACCTTCATCATCACTATCTGTGCCACTGTCTATATCACCTTCTACTAACTTATATCCTACAGGAGGAGCATACATTGGCGCACCACCTACATGTAATATAACTAATTGATCACCAGCTTCATTTTCATACGTTTTAGGTTGCATTTGCATGCCACCCATCATGTCATCAAATGTTATGTTTCTGTCTCTTTTATCTACTATATTATCAGAAGGATTTAACAATCTAGTTGTTACGTCTGTACCGTCTGCAGCTTTAAGAACACCACCTTTAGCCATTTCTACTTCTTTATCACCATCTATTATTATTAGATCTGCTTCACTAAAAGGTAAATCATCAGGCATTGTAGCTTCATCACTATTGCCCATTTGACCCATATCTTCCATTTTTTGCAATCCCATCTTAGCTTGCTGTCTAAGCTGCATTAATTTTTCTAATCCAATATAACGAACTACGTCTGCTGGAAATACAAACTCTCCTTCACTTAACTGTGCAGGTATATCATCTCTTACTTCTTTACGACTACTTCCTACAGGAACTTCATTACCTGATTGTTCATCTACCATACCGCCTTCATCTTTAAGACCGCCATCTTCAAACATTTCCATTTGTTTTTCCATCATTGGGGTTCCACCTTTGTTAAATTCTTTTGACACACCTAGTTTAATTTCATCAGTGCTAAGTTTTTTTACTGCTCCTAATACTTTAGATAAAGTACTACCTTGATACCTATTAAAAATATCTTTAAGAAAACTACGTTCTTGCATAGGTAAACTATCTACAACAGTTTTACCTTCTTTCGTACTAATCCATTCTTCTAAAGGCTTAGAAGATTTTTCAGATTCTTCTCTTTTTTCTATATAGTTAATTACGTCTTTAAGATCTGCCATTACTTTAATACTTCATCTCTAAGTTTTTGCAATCTACGTAGCGTGTAAATAGAACCTTGCGCTCTGTGTACTGCAACCATATTGTCAGTCTGTTCCATAGTACGATATTGTTGTGTTATTAATTCTTCTAAATAATTATTGAAGTTGGCCCATTCCTTCGGGCGGCTGACCAGCCCCTTGAGCTTGCTGAGTATTTCCTTGTCCACTTCCACTAAACCCTTCTTCCTGTGGTGTAGGTGCTGTACCTGTACCTATAGTACCGCCACCTGCTCCTGATGTATCCATTGCATCTGCACCTGCTGGTGCGCCTTGCTGTTGCTGCTCTGGTGCTGCTGGTTGCTGAAAACCTTTCATTAGTTCTGCTTGCAATGCAGCTTCATCCATATTGTTGGTTACTTTGTCGGGGTCTAATTCCATTGACTTTGCAATCTCACGAATTATATATTGAAATTTTGCAAAAGGTGCTAGAGTAGGTGAAGATGCAACTTGCATAAATTGCATTAATCTTTGGCTGCGTACTTCGTTAGCCATAAGACTTTCAGTGCCTCTAGCTTTAACTTCTAAATCACCTTTAATATCAGGATCAAAGTCAAACTGCATATTAAATCTAAATAAACCTTCACCTAAAGGTCTAAGTAAATAGTCATCTACATTCTTAATAACATTTTTAATGCCACCACTAGCAGCATTCATTAACATACTTATGCCTGAAGCTGTTCTACCTACTCCTGATACACCAGTCTGTCCATGAGAAAAACTAGGTAATCCTGTGCTTTCATCAGATAACTGTCTAGCCTTATCAAATAACTGTAAATTTTCTCCTGCAACATTGGGAAACTTTGTACCAAAAATAGCCTGACCAGGTGCGCCACCCTGTCTTCTAAATACTTTACCTGGATACACACTTAGGTCTTGTCCAGGCACTAAGTTAGTCTCATCTACTTCTATAAGAAGATTACCAGATAATACAGCATTGTCAACAGCCATTCGCATAAAGCCATTCATTAATGTCTGAGTATCATCCATGTTTTCAGCTATACCTACACCAAAGAAACTGTATGGGTTAAGTTCATATGGAGCAGCCATGTAAGGTATACGTGCAGGTTTAAATGGATTAATGACCATTCTGAGTAGTTTACCATTACAAATCCAGACATTAGTCTGTAATTCATCTGTATCTTCTAAGTCATCAGGAATATCGACACCTTGCTCTTTAAGCATTTCAGTATCACACATACCCCAATACTCTAGCACTTCAAATCTTTCTGTTCCGTGATCGGGTGCATAGTCAGATAGATCTTCTTCCCAATGTTCTTTATTGTAGTTTTCACCCATAGATATTGCTTCGTCAATAACAGCAGCTCTAAAAAATGGTCGTTTCTTTAGCCCTCGCATTTGAGTACGTGACATTTTATGTCGTTCAATTACATACTGTGCTTCTTCCATATTGTTAGCATTAGGATCTGGATAAAAATTCCACACAGATACATGGGATACCTGTGGTACTGTTTTAATTTTAGGATCGTATTCACCATCTTCATTCCAGTTAGGATATTCTTTATCTACTGCAAATGGGCCTTTCATTACACCAGTACCAAACAAAGCCATTTCAAATGCTGTACTACGTAAATGTTTAGATGCACTAGACTCTTCTAACTGGTCTTGTATTTTCTTTTGCATTTTTTTAGCTGCTATCATAGCTGGGCTAAAAGTAATAGCCGATGGCGTTTTGCCTGCACCTATTTTTAAATTATCAATACCATCAAGTTTATCTGCATATTCACCTAAACTTTGAGCTAGTGTATTAGCAGTTGCTCCTGCAGGTATTTCTCTACCGTCACCCATAAATCCATATGGACTGACTTCTTTATTTAAATCTGATTCTCTTAGCTGCTCAGGTTCTTTTGGATCAAAGCTTACATCTGCAACGACACCATCTGGAAGTTCTGTAGGATCTACTGTTACTGGAAATTTATTATTAGCAAACAACACATCAACTATTTGTCCATATGCTGCTAAAGTTTTAGTTTTAGTTATTTTAATAAATACACGAGACTTTTCAGCTTCGGTAAATTGTACATCAGAACCATACAAGCCACGGTAGTTACGATAAGACTTTAACCAACGTTCTTCATCTTGTTGTCTATAGTCATCTGCTCTATTGTAACGTTCCATAATAAAAGGAATAATTTTAGCTACATCTAAATCTTCTACAGTAGATTCTTCTGTGTCTTCTAAAACAATTGCTTCGTCTTCAATAAATACTTCGTTATCTTCTGCCATTTATTTTACCTTTAATATCCAAATGTTGTATCTGCTATAGCCATTCTATTTGTTCTAGCTGTATTAGGATCATAATCAAATATACTAAACCTTGGTCTTGACATAATACCATATCTTAAAGCATCGTACAAGTGGTCTTCTGAAGTTGTGTCAATATCTTCTGGGTTTTTCTTGTCTATTGGTAGTGCAGGTAGTTGCGCTATCATGTTAGTACAGTTACTAAAAAACACAAGTCTAGGTTCTTCTGTGTATTCATCTACCTGTAATCGTCTGTGTATTTCGTTTTTACCTGCTACACGAGATCCTTTTGATCTATCTGAAGGCCGCCATCTGCAACCTCGTTGTACCATTTGTTCTGCTAGAGATGGGCCTGTGTCACCACGTTTATGCCATAGTGAGGAGTCAAGCACTCCATATCTCATACCACCGTCACCTACTTCTAGCTCTAGTATCATGTCAGCTAAATCAGTAGCTAATACTTTACTTACATAGAGTTCTCTATAAACAATAAGTTGTTCACTTGGTGAAACAGCGAACCATACCACACCCGACTTACTTCCATAACCATAGTCACATGCCCTGAATTTAACCCAACTGCTAGGAATATCGAAAGGCTCAATAACATGTATGTTCCTATCAAACTCCGTAAAGGCTGCACCTTCTTTAATATCCCAATCACCATCTAGTAATTGTCTGCGTTGTTGTTCAGGTAAAGATAAAAGCATTGCTTCATAGTCACCTTGTTCCGCTAAGTATGGGTTGTCTTTTAGCCTTGCTGGTATAAACCTACGTTTAAATAGTGCTTTACCTGCTTTTTCGTGTCCTGCAGGATACTTTAAATCTTCTCCTGTTTCAATGTCTGTAGCATTAAAAGCTTTATTTACAGATGCAGGATCTATAAACATTTTCTTTACCCAGTGATGTCCTCTACCACCAGGGTTGGTAGTAGCTCTCATGTATATAGGTAGATCGGTTGCAGTGGATCGTAGACGAGAACGCATGTAATTCCATGCAAATGGTGTGGGCCATTGAGTTAATTCGTCAAAACCTATCCAGCTAAACGCCAGACCCTGGTAACGCAAAGCGTCATCCTCTCTGTCGAGGTATGACATCCACAATCTTGCGCCAGATGGTGCGACCCACTGCATCTTTCTCTCTGACCATTTTATTCCAGGCCAGATTTTTGGATACATCTCTTGAGACTTAAATATAAGTTCTCTAAGCTCTTCCGTAGTATGCCGAAGTAATAACCCAGAAAAAGAAGGATGACCCATGTATCGTAACGGATCGGCAAGCATTGCATAACTTTTACCGCCCCCTGCTGAACCGCCATACAAAACTTCTCTTTCACCTGCTGCAAGGAACTCAGTTTGTGGCCCTTCATTCGGTTTAAAGATAACATTATGTTGCTCTTCAATAGTTTCAATAGGATCAAGTTTATCTATTTCTACTACTTTAGGCTGTTCTTGCTTCTTCTGTGCTGCTGCTTTCTTTTGAACCGACTCTTTGGCTTTCGATTTTTTCCGCTTTGGCGATTGCCTCTTTCGCATAGTCTGCCCATCTGCGTAAGCTTGCAGCTTTGTTGTTTCTTCTTTTTTCATTCTCTAATCTTTTCATTAAACCTACGTGAGATATATATCTACCAGTATTACGAGTTAACCATTGAGATACTTCTCTGTATGAATACTGTTTTAAATAACGTTTTGCTATTTCCAGTTTATCTAGTTGGTCAGGTATAGGGTTTAATATGCCATTATCTTTTGCGTCTACTTCGTAGCCAAAAGGTATGGTGCGAGAAATTTTAGGTATTGATACCCATTCATTGTCTTCTTTTATGTCTGTCGGTTGAGGTAACTTCCATCTACCTAATGGTTTAGTCATCTTCTACCGTATTTTTAGGTGGCATTAACATGACTCCACCTTTAGCTTCTACTTGTACTTTTTCAGTCTTAACAAGTCCAGTGCGATCTAGTAACTCTTTAGCTGCTGCCATCTTATCTCGTATGCCTAGTTCAGTAGGATCATATAGTCCACCTACCATAGCCATTGCAGCTTTAGGAGCATTACGAGCCATAAAACTCTGTGTACTTTCTAATATTTCTTCTTTCATAGAATTGACAACTTCAGTAGTACTAGTTGCATCAGAGTATCCAGCTATCTTTTTTGCTGTTACTACATCACCACCTGCGTCATCAAATAACACAGATAAAAACTTTTGTTGTCGTTCTGTTAGTTGTCTAGCCATGTAACATTTCCAATGCTTTTTCTTTTGTTTCATCGTTACGTCTAGTCCACCCTTTACCGAAGGTATCAAAGGTAGATATTTTCTCGTAGAAATTTTGACGTGTATAATGCATTTGTTCTATTATATCTTCTGGTTCTACTTCAGCGACAGCCTGTAAAGTCATTGGGCCTATACCACCATCCTGCTCTACACCAACTATACGTTGCAGTGCTTTAGCTGATCGTGAGACACCTGAGTTAACAGCCCAGTCAAATACGCAAAGATCAACCCCCATAGGAAGTTGATCACATTTAGCTCTATTCCAATAATTCTTTTTATAGATAGGTGCTACGTCTTCATGCGTCAAGTCACGCATCTCTTTAGGTGTAGTCTCTCTGCCTACCCATTTGTCATAGACTTTTTTAGTGACACCGTGATTTGTGATGCCACCTGGATCTTTAGGATGATTTACAAAACCGCCTTCGTGTTCAAGTATTATTGCTAAACACGTACTATAGTTAGTCTTCATTTTTTCTTTTTCATCATACCACCTTTAGCTGCTTTTCTATCAGGTGTTTTTCTTTTATCTGTGCCTTTAGGTTTAGGCATATATTTAACTAGTAAATCTTTAAAATCTATACCTTTATCTTTAGCTTCTTTTTTTAATGCTTTTAGCCATGCTGGATCTGCCATTACTTCTTTCCTCCAAAAAATTTAGTTGCTGATCTTATTCCAAATGAAGCAGCTATAACGACACCAAGAGAATAGCTGTACCATTGTGGTGCTTCTCCTAGTGCAGTAAACCCTGCTGCTGCAATTTCTCTGCCCCAATCCCCACAGAATGATAAAATAAATGGGCCACTTAACAGCAGTGTCAACCATTCATCCTTCCATGAGTTCTGAGTAGCCTTCATAGCTTCCAGATCCCAGTCTATTTCACCTGTAGCAATCTTTAAATCTTTAGTCGCTTTAGCCTTCTGTACAGCAGTCTTGCCTTCAATCCATGAACCAGCAAGTCCAGCTATAGGGCCAAGTACATTACCTAACCCAAACATTATTTACCACACTGACATTTGTCACAGCAGTTACAAGGCATAGCGAGTATTGCACGTAGAATACGGTTTAGGTAGGGCATCATTCTGCCCCACCTTTTTCTTTTAATACAATACCAAAGATACCGCCTATAATACCTGCCCATGTTAGTATAGGCATGCTGAACATAAAACCTAGTCCTACACCTGCTAGAGCAAGTGCTAGATAAGTTGTAGGCTCTTTAAGTCTTCCAGTAATCCAATCCATATTTATTCTCCCTATTTAAATGTAATAGCGACACCGATTGACAGGTCACTATATTTAAAGTCTTTGTCTAAAGATAGTTCAGAGTAAGCAGACAGGCTATTACTTAAAGCCATTGTACTCTTTACTGATGCACCAGAAACACTAAAAGAATCTCCGCTTGCATATCCCCAGTCTAACGCTGGTCTAATTGATAGTCTTGAAAGGTTTGCAGTTACGCCTACATCACCTGACCACTTTTTAGTTTTAATGCCGTACTCTACAGAAGCATCAGGCTTAAACATTGACATAATGCCACTCTTTATAACGCCTTCAGCCTGTGCTGACATCGCTGTTAGTGTAACGATAGCACCTGCAAGAAATAACTTTCTCATATTATCATCCTCCGAATCCTGTTAGTCTTCTAATTTCACCACGAGATATTCCTAAATCTTGTAGTTGTCTTTCTGTCATACTCATTAAAGTGTAGTATGCAGCCCTATTTTCCATGTATACATGGTATTTTTCTAGTAGTTTTTTAAACATAGTATAACTCCTTTATGTACATACGTCAGTACTATTGACTGACTAGTAAGTTATACCATATCTAGTTATAACATAAAAGAGATAATATTGCAACCCCGTTATGCAAAAAAGTTACTTATTAGGACTAAAATATTCTTTTACAGAAATTGTAGCCTCTATTGTATTTGTTGTTTCACCATGTAAAACTAATTTATCACCTGCGTGTAAATGTAGTACGCCACTATCCAATACATTATATGTACTATTAGCAGCAATAGAATGCGCTTTTAATATATAATAATATGTCGTAGCACTTAAATCATACAATTGTATATTTATTTTTTTAGCTGCAGCATTATTATTAGATAGTAATATTAAATCTACCGTAACATCATGGTTGTTAGGGCAAGTATATACAACTGTTGCGCTACCATCTGCAGCAGTTGCAGCTATTGTAGCAACAGATGTTGCAGTATTATAATTTGTAGCTACCATTATACCTACTTTTTATTCTGTGTGCCTGATACAGATGCACCACAATTTGCATACCCACCTTTATTAAAGGGTGTAGCGACTTTACCTGCAGTATGCGGATAGTTTTCTTTAGCTTTTTTCTTAGACATACCATGCAGTTTTTTAAACTCTTTACCGTCTTTAGTTAGTAAATCTTCTTTCATTCCCATGCTATACCCTAGTCTTTTGATTTAGTTTTAGTTAATGCTGTAGCACCCATAAATCCTAATACAACACCCATCTGTGCTACAAGAAAGGTGTTAAGAAATCCTGATGCAGACTCCATACGAGCTACATTAATGATAGGCGTAAGTAATAGTATTACAGTTACAATGGTTGTACCCATAGCTAACCAAGCCATAGTACGTTGCGTATCCATCATCTTGTCTTCGTTCTCTAGGCGTATCCAGCGTTCATGGCGATCCATCTCATCATCTGTTATAATGCCATCACCATCTGCATCTGCCATTGCATACTTGCTATCTGCTTGTAGTTTCTTAGGTGACATTATTTTTTCTTTTTACTCATACCGCCACGACTAGCTGTCATTTTATTTTTAAACATTTTATTTCTTCTACTATTTCTGTATTGTGTTTTAGTTTCTCCAAATGCAGCCTTAAACTCTGGGCCTGTCATTTCTTCTAATGCTCTATCTTTTCTTCTCAGCGTATTTGTAGCCATTTTAGTTTTTAATGCCATATCAAGATCCCTTTTTCCATTTTTTAGATGGAGACTGTGTTTTACTAGGACTCCATTTTACTTTATCTGCCCAGTAAGCTGCTGACATCTTACCTTTAGCTATATTTTTAGCATGGCGAGACTTAAATGCTTCACGTTGCCCTGCTGTTTGATTGGTTTTAACGCCCTTCTGACCAAACTTAATATATTTATACTTACCGCCTTCACTCGCCATGACGTGATGTGACTTACCACTGCCATCATTCAGTCTTTGAGGCTTATTTACGCCTTTTAAGCCTACTTCTTTCATCTTATTTTTGACTCGTTCAGGTATACTCATCAAACTCTCCTAAAGTTACGTGTTTTCTTTGCTATATTTTTAGGCTGTTTACTAAATTGCTTACCTTTAGCTTTATCTTGCCGTTTTTTACGAGTTGTAGCAGCGTATTCAGAGCTAGACAGTGATTTAATAGCACTAGAAGGCAGATACCTTTCACCTGTTTGGGCAGAAGGTTTACCTGACTTTGTTCTCCAGTCTTGTTTAGTCCATTTAGCTAAAGACTTTTGTGGTTTTTTTAAAGACATGTTATATCTTTACGAGCTTGTAGCCTTTTTCTTTAGCTGCTGCTCGTATCTCAGCAAGTGTCATTGACTTGCCTTTTGCCATACCACCTTTTTTCATGTAGCCCATTTTGTTTCTAACTGCGCTAGGAAGTTTACTTACACCTTTGTTTCCTTTTGGTGCAGCTTTAAGTGCGCCACCAGCAGCGTAACCTTTTTTCTTCATGCCACCTCGTGCCATTCCTTTTTTCTTCATAGCACCGCCTTTAGCATAGCCTTTTTTCTTTTTCATAACCATTATATTACTCCTTGTTATATAAGTTATCAAATACTCTGTGTGTATCCCACACGTAATCTAAATCCTCTTTAGAGTGAAACACTCTTTGACTAGGTTTGAAGTCTGGCGCACCTTCTCCTGTCTCAAACCAAGCAGGGTGCGTAACTCTTACTCTGTTATTCGGTAATGCTACAATGTTTCCTGTGTAGCTACCTGCGTCTACTAGCTCTAATACATGGCTCTGTTTATGCTGTGCAGGGTCATCTGCTATCTCAGAGCCTGTGTAGTCTACTGTGAATAGGTATTTAGCTGGATAGAACTCACCGTCTACTTTCGCCATCCAAGGAGCTGGTGTAGCCCTGTTCAGCACGTAGACTGAGTGATCATGTGACATACAATCCCAAGGCTGTGCTGCGTATGCTGGTAGCTCTTCAGCCCACTCCTCTACGGGTGTGTCACCTACGAGTGCAGTAATAGGCATTCTTGCCCACATCGCTCCACCGTGTACGTTAGGTTCGTCTGTGTCGTCTGATTCGCAACCAGTAAAGATGACTTGAAAGCTGAGTGATCTATTTGGCATAGTCGTCACAGCTATTACCATGCAATGTAAGAACTCACCGTGGTATCGTTCAAAATTACATGTATATTCTCTTCGTACCCATGCCTTGAAGTATGGGATGTTACTCTGTAAGTAGGGCATTTAGCTTTTTCTTTTGCTCTTTGCTACTACAGACTTTAAAATCTTAGCTTGTTTGGTGTGAGATTTAGATGCCTTGTTTAATCCCTTAATGACCTTTTTTATTTTATTAGTTTGTTTACTGTGCATTTACTTTTCTATGACTTGTAACCGCCACCCTTTGCTTTGTATTGTTTTGCTAACATCTGAGCCTTACGTGCAGACCACTGACCAGGATTACCACCTTTACCGCCTGCTTTAATTGAGTTAAATAAGTTTTTACGCATAGAAGGTTTAGTATAGTTTCCTGCTGCGTTTACTGTAGAGCCACCACGACTTAATCCTAGTTTACCTGCTCTTTTATTACGAGGAAAAGAACGGTTAGCTGACGCAGGAATAGCACGTAGATTTGACGGTCTATTGTCCATTGGATTACCGTTTTTATGATCTACATCTTTACCGTCACCCTTGCGCACAACACCACTCTTTATTGCAGCACGTCTAGCTTTATTACGTGAGGTTCGTTTAGCTATCTGATCAGGTCTTGATTTGTATCTAGCATTTTCCTGTGCGTAATTACGTTTCTTCTTAGGCTTAACTGCTACTGCACCACCTACGTTCATCTTACGTTT